CCATTAACTCGCTAACAAACTGGGCCTCGAATGCAGTATAGTCTGTTGCTATGTAAATCGCTCCTTCACGGTGAAGTTTCTGGAGTATGTACTCCGGACGCTTCTCCATGGGAATATGCTTAATGAAAGAAGGGTGATCAAACACTTGTTCTTCAATAAGTTTAAAGATAGGACCTACAGCACACTTAAAAGAATCAGAGCGTGAGTTAATCGCCCTGGCATGCTTGTATTTCGGATAGACTTCATCTTTAACGAAGGATTTACACGCGAAGTATTTCTGGGCCTTCTCAGGGTCCCAGATATTCCCCGTGTCTTCCCAAGCCTTACGCAACTCTTCCTTGCGCCAGGTGGGGTAATTTGTGTGTTCCAGCCAGGTCTCGACTGAAACATCGGTGTCGTGAGGAAGAGGTACTAAATTCTCCCGGCACCAATCCCTGACAAATCTCCGCAAGTTATAAACTTCGGTTGGTTTTGCCAAGGGAGGTTTACACAAAAACCTCTTTCTCGCACCCGCAACGGCCGTCGTTGGGTCAGATAGGCAAGGATGGGGACATGCAGCCGTAGCCACATGCACACCCAAAGACACTTGCACGACGGATCTCTTATCAAGATCCACCTGGCGTGGTTCTGAGGTCTTACTATCTGTCTTGATAGGACCTATTGGATCTAGAACCACCTCACCATATCTGTACCCATAAGCGTACAGCCTTGCCTCTCCACGTTTGCGGGGGCGTGTTAAAAATGCCCAAAGCGGCGGCGTAGGTTGCGTTTCCAACAACCCATCGCTACTGCTATGGTATTTTCAACCACATCTTCCTCCAGAGCAAGGAATTTTGATATGTTTATGCATTTAAAAGCAGATGCAGTCTGACGCATGCGTTCCTCGGTGACTTCTTCGTCATTTGCGAGGGACATAATTCTGTTGTTAGAACATAGCTGGACCAAGAGCTCAACAGAAATTATGCGCTTTGTTTGTTTAAAGGTCGTTCCTTTAGGTCCTTTTTCAGAATACTCGAAAAGGGCATAATAGGCTTCATACTTATTGTCCGAAACTTTCCAGGTTTCCGGGCGCTCATCACCATGTTTGTAACTATCTCCGCCAAGCGTCTTAACGTATTTATAGGCGTACCGAGTGGGAACAGGGAAGAAGTATGGTTGTCTGCCATTCCTCAGGCAGCGCCTCCTATCCCAGAAAAATATAAGAACTATATATCCCAGGTATATGAGGACGTGGCACCAGTCGAATTCATAATCAAAATCGTAAGGGTCCACGAGGTAAAGAGAATATCTAAAGATCGCAAGGATCCAAGACCAACAAAAAACGAACCACAGGTTGCCGTTATCGGCTTTATCTGTCCAGTGGCAGCTCATTTTAGAGAGCAATTCTTCGTTCCTCTTTGAATGTTGTTGTTCGATTGAGGCCTGTTTGGCGTCATGAGCGGCAAGCTTGGCTTTCGCTTGATCACGCTCTATCGAAACTGTAGAGATCTCTGATTGCAGGTCCGCATTCTCTCTAGCCATCTCACGGCTTGCGTCCTGTGCTCCCTGTGCTAGCGACTGAGCATCACGAACTGAAGCCGTGAGCGCAGCCTTGCCGGAAACCCTACCGGCGGGAGCTTTTTTCTGGTATGTTACACCAGCGGGCTTAGGGCAAAACCTAC